CCGGGCGATCGGTGGATAAAAAAGGACCAGAAAATGAATAATTAACTGGTTGATTCACATCTAGATGACGACGCCAAGCATCCGTTTGTCCCCATCCTACTTGTAATGTAAAATCTGATGTTTCAGCCAAATCTATTATAGTAGTATATGTGGAAGGGCGGGCTTTAATAGTGGGCCCAGAAGCTCCTCCACATGGATCATAAACAGCACGAATCCTTCCTCTATGTAAAGCATTGCAAACAACTTGAAATCTATATTTCATAGATCCTCTCCAATATTCAAACGGTGCTGCTGCTACCGCACAAGCAGGTAGAAAATAGGCCATTTGATTAGGACCCAAAGAACTTCCGTTGTTTTGTGGTACAATAAACGGATCCACTACACAAGTAAATATAATAGAACCTGGTGGATCGGGAGGACACCAATTGCGTATTGCTAAAATAGACTCTCTACACGCAATACTCTGTACAGTCATCTCATCGTGACCTTGTATACCAATAACACATGGATCTACCGTAAGCTCTTGTTGCGAATCTACTGTTAGCTTTAGCAAATTGACGCGACCATCACCATGTGCAAAACCTGCAACGGTAGCTGGTTGATAAAATGAAGCTACAACTTCGGGTGGTCTTGAAAATCCAAATAAGGACGCCATTTTAGCAATAGATGCAGCGCCTAATTCAGTGGCCATTGCAAAATTTGACAGTAGTGGTACTTCTGACAATATTCCTGCTATTTTGCTAACGATAGACATAGGTTTTGAAATTATACCTTGATATTCGGATCGAGATTGGGGTACTATATTACATTCACTGTCCGATTGTGGGACTATATCAATGGGTAAATACCTAGTCAACCCTGATAACACGACATCTTCTGCCCATGCATACACGGATATAGTAGCTGGATAGGTGCCTTTAGTGGCAGAATACAAAGTGGATAATGTTGAACAATGTAACAATCCTAAATCCTGCCATTCCTGAGACGGGATGTCAACAAATGTTTTATAGAACACAAAGGGCAATGTCAACTCCCCACCAGCATTTTTACTTGGATCTACAAAAACTTTCATTCTTTGTGATTGAATAGTCTCGAGATTTTGTGAGAGAGCATTAACTTGAAATAGAGATTGGTCACGTAAATGTAAAGGCTGATAATGGTACATCAACCTGCCAAAATCCATAGGATTAGCATTGATTGTGATTTTCACTTTCAGAGTCGCCTTTAGATTCTTATACGTTGCGATACGATTAATGACCGAAGGATGTGAAAAATATAAATCCCATGGATTAATACTAAAATCTAGAAAAGTGATAGGAGTCCAATTTCTCTGATCTATGCGAATAGGACGTCTGAAAAATTCGTCCATACTTACACTTGGGTCTTCTTGCGCTCTCTGCATAATATCCTCAGGTACACCCCGGTGATCATGACCTCCCAAAGCTGCATCGTGAAATCCCACATTAGCAACATGTTCATGGGTAGGCGCTGTTTCTCCATCTGCCATATCGGCGGCAGTGCCCGATTGAGGGATAATGCCCTCGTCATACTCAGAAGCCTCCTCTGAGTCCGGCGTTCCCCTTTGAGCTGGGGACATGCTCCTTTCGATCAAACGAGAAAAATTTTCGATAGGAAAGGTTGATATGAGATTTTCATCTAGTTTATATGTTTCTCTATAAAACTGAACACGCTCATCAAACGTGCGATCTAAAATAGAGGCAGGTAGTTTAATTCGGTCGCACACTTCCTGCATTTGTGTACGACGTAGCTCATATTTTTCTCGGCCATGAGCAAACCATTCATGCATAGCACTTTCAATACAGGAGATTGCCTGTTCCTCTGGAGAAACGGCACTGCTCTTCATACTGCTATGCAACCCTTTAAATATGGAAAGTTCGTCTAAACAACCTAAACTTCCCTCTATTTCAGGGATAAAATTGCTTTTCCTTTTTAAGAAATCGCATTCTTCGAGTGGTAATGTTGCTACCTCTCTCTCCGATTTATCGGGCAATGTAATTTTCATACCATATTCTGCCAAAAATTGCTTGTATGTTATAAAATTGAAATCTCTGTAACCAGCCGATACACTGCATAATGCATCATCGCCATAAGTAATCAAAGAAATGGCATCTCTGAAGTTCTCAGCTTTGGGGTATCTATTAAAGAAACCCATTCTCATGTAAATACTACCTGCTATACTATTGACAAAAACCGTCATATTATTTCCAGATGTATTCATAGCATAAGCTTGAAGCATGGTGCCGTTTATATCAATTAGTGGGTGGCAAATATCAACAACCATAGCTCTCATTATTTGTAAATCAGTGGTGTTATAATTAGCCATAGAACACAATGAAATCATAGCGTCCCATACCTTGCGTGTAACTTGGGAACTCATGCGCACATCATATTTACTATAATCAAAAGCTACCATTTGTTCATATCCATCTTCATTCTTGTTAGTGATATAATTCATAAGCTTATCCCATTGAGGTCCAGCACAATTTATGCCAACTGCACATTCACTTAAATGACTATGAAAACACAAAAAACGTGATAAAGGTAGGAAATACTTCCTAATCAATATACTTAAAGCTAAAGGAGCCGCTTGAAAAACACGTACTTTCTCAGAATCTACAGGTGTGGACTCATCTTTTAAAGTAGCAACTGTTACAGGATACGCTCTTACATTGTCCCGATAACATTGTTCTATTCGAGCAACTTCTTCCAAAACGTAATCTTTCGGAATCACTAATTCTCGTCCATCTTCACTATTATATGTGTCAAAATGTTTTAGCTTCTTACCAAATATTGGAAAACCAGACCCTGTGTTCTTCTTTATGCTATCCAAAAATTTCACACCATCTATACCATTCAAATTATCCTCCAAACTCATTGGAGAAAAATTTCCGTTATACCGACTATAGGCTGGTATTTTGTTTAATAATGGTGCTAAATAATCACCAACAGCTCTATGTAATAATAAAGGGTCAAAACAATCGGATGGCTTTGTAAAATATTCAATATTTGTATTAAAAGCTCTCCAATTTGGTTTAAGTTTCGGAGGACCCCATATATTTTCTTGTCCACAGACATCAAAAATAGCATCAGACAAAATAGATGACTTTATGCATGATCTTTGTTCCGCCCTAACAGCTGTGGAGCCTATAATTTCTACAAAATTTTCATCATTCATAGATCTTACAAATTCGGCTTTGGAATGTGGTACGTTTGAAACTAAAGTTTGAATACCATACGTTTTTTCAGGTATTGTGCTAGCATGTGCCGACAAATTATCGAAAGTGGCTATAAATGTATATGCATCAGATAAAGAACTCTGTGTAACATTGACTGATATACCTATACCTTTATTCGAATCACCTCCAATATGAAATCCTACGATTGAGGGACTAGTTGTATTACTTAATACCAACCCCATACAGGCTCCAGTTTGAGCTAATTTAGTATTATAAGAAGCCCCAAACATGGTTCTATATGTATGACTCACTTGCCGGAAAGATGCTTCCACTAATTCTGTTTCAAAATCTAATGTTTTCTGACGTATAACTAATTGCGCCAATGCTTTACCAACGGGTTTATTTTGTGGGAACCACTTTGTTAA